ACGGGAGAAAGGACGATTTTACGTTTAGCTATTGCTATGCCTCCCCGTCATGGGAAATCGTTTTTAGTTTCTGAGCATTTGCCGCTGTGGTATTGGATGCGGCATCCTGATAATCATATTGCGTTTGTTACGTATTCTGATGACTTTGCCACTAAGACGTGGGGGAAGAAGATGCGAGACAAGTTGTTAGAGAACGAGGAAAAGCTGGGTCTTTCTCTTGCTAAGGGCGAGCGGCATGGTACGGATCATTTGTATTTTAATGAGACTAAGGGCGAAATGTTTTTGGTTGGTACTGGTGGTGCGTTGACTGGTAAGGGGTTTCAGTTGGGGATTATTGATGACCCGATTAAGGATGCGGTAGATGCTTTGTCTCAGGCTAATAGGAACGCTGCCGGTAACTTTTATTCTTCTGTGTTTATTAAACGTAAGACTCGTTTGCCGGAACGTGGTTTGCCTTTAGAGATTATGATGTTTACTCGTTGGCATGAGGATGATTTGGCGGGGAGGTTTGTGTACGAGGAAGACGGTTCTGTTCGTGACGACTGGTACATGATTCGTATTCCTGCTTTGGCTGATGCTGATGATCCTTTGGGGCGTGAGGAGGGCGAGGCGTTGTGGCCTATGGTCCGTACTCGTGCCCAGTTGTTAGCGGAGCAGAAGGAAGATCCTATGTGGTTTGCTGCTCAGTTTCAGGGGACACCTACGTTTGGTGAGAGTGGCATGTTTCCTAAGTTTCATTTTTATAAAAAGACGAAGAGTGAGGATATAAATTTGTACCATTGCGAGCCGCCTAAAGATCATGAAGTGATGCGTATTATACGAGCGGATGATTGTGTACGGTTTGCTACGGTAGATATGGCAGCTACGAATAATAGCTGGTCGGATTATAGTGTGTATAGTGTTTGGGATTTTCATAGGGCGCAGCAAGTTTTGGTGCTGGTGGATTTTGTGCGTGAGCGTGTCACAGTTGACCAGCATGAAGAGTGGTTGCGTAACTGCTACCGGCGTTGGCCGGACACTACGTTTGTTGGTATTGAAGACAAGACGTACGGTAAGGGTTTGTTGCAGCAGATGATTCGTAAAGGTGGGATAACGGTTCGACCTTTAAAGGCTGACCGTGATAAGGTTGCTCGTGCTTTGCCGTATGGTCAAGCTGCTGCTAACGGGCAGATTTATTTTCCTCAGGCTCACCCTAAGATTCATGAGTGGACTAGCGAACATGCCCCGTTTCCTAATGGCACGCATGATGATATGGTAGATACTGGCGGCTATGCGTGGGCGATAGCTAGCACTATGCCACATTTAACTGTTAAGGAAAATCTTGGTCCTAAAAATATGGAAGAAAAACTTGAACGCTATATGGACAAACGAGAAAAAGATGCTAAACGAATGTCTCGTAGGGGCAACCTCTATGGTAGACTGGGACGATAAGATACAAAGGAGATATTATGCCACAGGGTAAAGGGACATACGGAAGTAAAAGGGGTCGGCCTTCTAAAGCTGCTAAGGCTGCTGGTCGTAAAAAGATGGGTGGTAATAAACGTGGCAAAAAGTAAAGATCCAAAGTTAGCTAAGGCTGGTGTGTCTGGTTATAATAAGCCGAAGCGTACTCCTAACCATAAAACTAAATCTCATGTTGTTGTGGCTAAAGAAGGCGGCAAAACTAAAACTATTCGTTTTGGTCAACAGGGTGTAACTGGAGATAAAAAGAACACAGCTCGTTCTAAATCGTTTAAAGCTCGACATGCTAGCAACATTGCTAAAGGTAAAATGTCTGCTGCTTACTGGGCAAATAAAACAAAGTGGTAATTAAAAAGTTAAAGAAAGGATAGATTCCTATGCCATTTACTAAACATGATGATTTTGACCATAATACTGCGTACGGTGCTCGTTGCACGTGCTGTGGAAATATTAAACAACGCCGCCATAAGAGTGTGTTTCGTCCAACTGTTATGGACGACGTTGATGGGTTTCACGATATTTGCGAAGATTGTATAAGTCAAGCAGCGGACGAATTAGGATTTACAAATCCTACGTTTTCAAAAAGCCAAAGCACACGTATTAAAAATTTGCAAACAGATTTAACTGAAGCGCAATCTATGTATATAGAAGCGCAAGAAACTATACGTAATTTGTGTAGAGAAAACACAACTCTTCAAAAAGAATTAGAGTTAACAAAATCTTTTGAGATGGTGGAATGATAGTTGCTTTTTGTATTTTAGCTGTTTTTAGTTTGCTTGTTATGACTGTATTAGCTTACGCTATTGTTCATCTTTCTAAAGAAAACGATAAATTATATGAAACGATACTTAGAATAGAAAATCCTGTAGCAGTTGGAGCTTTAAAAAGTAGCGAATTTAAACCTCGTGAAGAGAAGCCTGCTGGACCTCAGCCTATATATCGATAATTATGATACAATTTTACTATGGCTGATGAAGAAAAAGGCACAGGCTATGTGCGTCAAATGTACGTTGATGCTATTAAACAAGTACGTGAAGAGCTTAGATCTTATTGGTTAAATCACGCATTTTTATTAGGGTATCAGTGGGTTTTTTGGAATCCCGATACCCGTAGGCTTGATTTAATTAATCAAGACGTTGACCGTATTCAGCCAACAATGAATCGTATGAGAGCTAATGCCCGTACGATTATTTCTAATTTAACGCAAAGAGAGCTTACTTTTGAAAATCCTCCTACGTCGTATGACGATGCGACTATACGTAGCGCACGTATAGGTGAAGCAATTATTAAAGATATACATGATGAACATAATTGGGAGGTGCTTAGGGAGCAGCATATGCTTGCCACATTAAAAGGTGGGACTGCTGCTATTAGTGTTGACTGGGATGCTGCTAATCAAACTACAGTAGAAACAGTATTACCTATTGGTGATTTTGTTGTAGAGCCAGCAGCTATTAATCCTGAGACTGCTAGGTGGTGGATTCGCAAACAAGCGTTACCGCCTAAAGAAGTTCAGGCAATATTTGATCTTCCAGATGAACCGCCTGCAGATGGATCTGCGGCGATAGACCCTTACATGCAACGGCTTGTAGCTGACCACGTAGGGAGCGGAACAGTAAATGTCCCTAGAACTTTTGTACTTACTTATTATGAACGACCTAACCCTCTGCGCCCTGAAGGACATTTTTGTGTAGAGATAGATAATAAAATTGTTCAACATGGCGATTATCCGTTTCCTTGGAAAGACAGGCTTAATATAGTTTGTGCTACGGAAACTGCGGTTGAAAACCGTTGGCATGGCGCAACAATATTAGATGATGTGCGTCCTGTGCAAGTAGCGCTAAATGCTACGTGGGCTAATTTGCTAGAGCATTTGCGTGATGCGGGTACTGCACGTATGCTAGTTCCGCAATCTGCAGTAGACATAATCGATAGCTTTACAGATAACGCTGGTGAAATTATTGCTTACCCTGATGGTACAACGCCTCCGTCATATATGACTCCGGCGCAACTTACTAGCTGGTTGCGTGATATGCCAAATCAGCTTTCTGAAATAATAGATGATCTAATGGGCGTGCATGATGTGTCTCGTGGTATGGCTCCTCCTAATATTGAATCAGGTTTAGGGCTTTCAATTCTTGCTGAAAAAGATAGCTCGCCTATCGGTAGGCTAATTAAAGAGACAGCTCGTTGCTGGTCTCGTGTAGCAAAAATGGTTCTTCAATTACATGAAGCAGAAGTTAAAGGAAGAAGAGAAACTACAATTCTTGAAGGCAGCACTCCATTAAGGTATAAATGGAAAGGCCAAGATATTGGTGGCCAGATAGCTATACATATTCCTTTAGATGCTGTCGTTCCTAGAAGTCGTGCTGCTATGCAAGCATTTGCTGACAAAGCCATGCAGATGGGATTAATTTCTAATGTTGTTCAATATGCAAGAATTGCAGATTTACCAGATCAAACTCATATAGTTGCCGCCGCTTCACCGGATGCTGCGAAAGCTCGCAGGGAGAATGGCGCTTTTACAATGGAAGAAGTGCTACTCCCTGCAGCTTTCGACGATCATGCTATGCACATTGAGTTTCATAATGAGTTTAGAAAAACACAACGTTATGAACAACTGCCTCCACAAATGAGAGAAATTGTTGATTTACATGTGCAAGCGCATGAAACATTAGCTGCTGAGCAAGCTGGTAACGCAAGTATGGAAGCAGCCGTAAGCCCAGCTTTAGCTGCTTCACCTAATGCTGATGGTTCAACTCCTCCACTTCCTATGGAAATGATGGCTGGGGCGGTTCCTCCTCAAGGAGTTCCAGAAGGTATGAACATGGCACCCCCAACAGATTTAGCAATTCAAGGTGGTGGTGACCCAGTTGCTGATATACTGGCAGCATTAGAAGGCGGCCAAGGACCGCCCCCAATGTAAAGGACGGCTAGATGCCTGAAGAACAAGAAGTTAGTGAAGAAGCTGTTGCTCCTGTAGAAGCAGCGCAAGAAGAAGTTGTTGCAGAGCAGGTT